CCCATTTCATCTATCCTGTATTCAATAGTATAGGTTTGGTTGTGTAATAACCACCCAGTTTCAAGTACGAAGTAATTGCTTTTGCATTTATTTATCACCGCTTGGTTTACAGATGTCCACGGAATAACCTCATCCTGGTTGTTCATTACCATTCTGTATTTAAGGTCGTAGGCTGTCTTAGGTTGGTTTCTACTGCTGTAGTTAACCCTAAGGTCCACATACATCTTATGCGTCTCTCCAATCGAAAGTATCGAGTTATTCCCAATTCCATACGTAGTAATAGAATAATCATTAACTTGAGGTACGTTGTTCAGGTAATAATTATCTCTTATTGTAAACATTTGAGTAATATCCTGCTGGTCAACACCAGGAACAAATGTAATACCCTTCCAAACATCTTGATACTGTTGTCCACGAGTCGCAGAGTTCATAAGAATATCTACATAGTAAACACCATTCTCTTGTTGAGTTGGAGTTAGTCCAGTTATTACTGGAGCGCCACCCACCGTCTGAATGTCCACTGTTCCAGCTGAAAAGTAATTAACTGTATTGTTTCCACTAAAAGTATAAAGGAACAATCTTGAAGTTCTGTTGTTAGAAACCTGAAGCCTGTCGTCTTGAAATGACTGGCTGTAATTAACTTCTATGTATGGTTTAAATGCTGAGTTAGTTTTTTCAGTATAAAACGAAGAAATATATCTTGTGTCAGTGCTCAAAAGCTCATAATCCCTTCTGTATGCAATCCCAATTCCATTGTTCGTAGAGCCACCACTCAGCCAGTCGTTTACAATGTCAGTGATGTCCATATCAATGTTTTCATTTCCTATGTCGAAGTGTTGAGTAGAATATGAAGTAACCGCAGTCGCAGCGGTTGGATTTGTGTATACACCAGGTTCATCCCAAGTATCCATCATTGTGGCGGAATTCCAGTTTGAATACCCAGTTATAATTGGGTTTCCATTTTGTCTTACAAGATAGTTTTCTTGAAAAAGGTCATATCCCCTTCCTTCGTCCCAATCTTTGTTTATTGGAAAAGCAATCAAATCATAAGACGCAGCAATCCTTTTGTCAAGAACATCAAATTCATATTCAGGCTCAAGGATTTTATCTCCAGGAACAGCATTTGTCATTTTAAGTTTATATGATGTTACGAGGTTTCCATTGATTTCTTTGGAGTTAAGTTTGCTCGTCAATTCGTCAATGTCGAATTTTACAATAAACCTACTGATAGAGTTTCTTCTTTCTGGGGCAGTATCTGTACCGCCACCCCCATACCACAAATCAGTAACACTGTTCTGTCCACTATTAAATATTTGATATATGCCAGAAGCAATGCTATTGCTCTTTTTAGGATAAACTCTAAATACGCCCATTTCAATTGTTTATTATAAATATTGATATTTATTTTGTATCAAACTCTTTTTCTAAAATCACAAATACTTTGTCCGTGTATTTAATTTCAATAAGTTTAATTCCATTTTTTTTGCAATAATCTCGTTTAATATTATCATTCACCTGCCTTCTCATAAATCCATCTTCTCCGCCCATGCATTTAACAGTTTCGTAATGCTGAATTCCTTGAAATTCGATACAAACATTGTATTTTGACAAATAGAAGTCAAATGGTAGTTGTGATTTATTTTTACAATTTTTGAATTTCTTTTGTTCTTCATAGGGGATGTTTTTTTTGTCTAAGAACCAAGATATTAATTTTTCTCCTTTAGATTTTTTACATTTAGGACATCCAGCCAACTTTAAGTGATTGTGAGGAGTTTGCATGAACTCTCCGTGTTTTGAGCAAATTATCTTAACTTTGATGTGCATATTTTTATAATTCACCATAGAGTAATTATACTTACTATGTAATCCCCTAGCTCTTTCTATGAATTCATTTGTGGTCAATTTTTTAACACGACCACATTTTGCACAACCTAAGCCTTTAATATGGTCATTTGGCCTTTGAACAAAGGTACCGTGTTTTGAGCAAATAATTTTAATTTTTGTATTCATACTTTTATATTCAACTAGTTTGTAGTTGAATCTTTTTCCATGGACTTCTTTGGCCTCTTTTACGAAATCGCTTTTATTCTTCTTTTTAACTCCAGCACACATAATACACCCTTTGCTTTGGAGATGGTCATTAGGCCTTTGTTCAAATTCTCCATGCTCTGGACAAATTATTTTTATTTTAGTTTTAGAATTCACGTATTCAACTAAAGAATATTCATATTTTTTCTTATGTACTTTTTCAGCTCTTTTAATAAACTCCTTTGTTGTTAAAAACTTTCCCATGTATATAAATACTAGAAAAAATTAAAAACCACAACTCTGTTTTTGCATTTTATAATTATGAAATTGATAACTATTTATGGTTGTGAGTATATCGGAGTCATATATTAGAAAAATTGTAAAAGAAGTCTTATCTGAGATAATCGAAAGAAGTCAGGATGTAATTCCTGAACTAATAAGATTGCTGTCCCAGGAATATGAGGAGCGAGGTATTAAGTGTGATTGGATTAATAAAGGTAGTTGTGTCAATGACCCATCCACGCCAAGGCGATGGATGGGCTTGCAATGCCAATCAGACTCTCAAGAGAGTTGTCTTGGGCTGACATGCGATTGGGCAATTGACGATGCCCTGCCCATCAAGCAAGCTTCCTTGCGAGATGGGGTGTTTGCTCCTTCGAGCGATGTTAACTGCAGCATTAATGTCTGCATCATATACCAAGCCTGACTTTGCATAAAATCTAACTCCTCTTCGTTCACCCTCTCGGATTCCTGAAACAGAGTCGATTTGACTGGTATATGCTGGTGAAACCAAACAAACATGCTTTCCCATGTTCTCGGCCTTATAAGTCAAAACTCTTCTTAGTTCGAAGAACGGAACTTGACTCACCCCATTTTTATTTTGTGTTTTATATTTCTTTGCTTTTATTCCCTTAAGATTCTCAAGTGCAATTACATTCGAACTTGTCTTAAGAATCTCATTGGCAACAAGATGTGTTTGATTCTTGTTTTTATTTTTCTCTTTTCTTTTGAGTTTCTTTAAGTGCTTTCTTGCTGATGTTGTCCCCTTGGACTGTAATTGTCTCTTTAGATAGCGAAGTTCTCTTTTCTCCTTGTTAAACTTTTTGTCGATGATGAGTCTGCCATCAGAAAGTGCAGCAACCCTTCGGATGCCAAGGTCAACCCCAAGACAAAGAGTGGGCTTGACAGGCTCAATTGCATTGTCAAAAGTCAGCGCAATCATTAATTTGCCATCACGAACAAATATAAGTGGGTCAACAAATTGATGCTTGCTCATTAATTCCTCAAACTTCGGATAAAGGACAATTGAGAATTCTTTCTTCTTTTCTTTGGTTGTTATCTTTATCTTCGTTGGCTGGCCCTTGACGTGAGAATAAAGTCTCTTGTCTAATCTTAAGGAAAGGTTTTTCTTCTCGAATGGCTTTGTTATTTTGTGTTTGTTGCTTCTAATTGTTTTATAAGTGGCAAGACACTCTTGTTCTGCCTTTATAACAACTTGAGAGGGAACCTCAGGAAACTTTTCTCTTGCTGGATAATAAAACTTATTATGGAATGTCCTTAGAGCACTTAATCCCTTAAGGTCTGAGAACTGAAGCTTAGATGCCTCATTGACAACACAGCAATATTCCTCCATTAAGTCCATGATGAGTTTCATGTCTTCTGGGTTGGTTGGAATTAATTCTGTATTATAAGTTATCACTTCTTTTCAGTTTTATTATAAATATATAAAAAAAAAGAAAAAACAGAAGTTAAGTTAAATTTATTTTATATATTTGCATATAATAAATTTAACTTAGGGGAAGTTGCTTTCCTCCCAACCACGACAAGTCGATGATTGGGTTTCCGCAACTGTTTTATGAAAAAGAATTAAAAAAATTTTCTCAAGCCTTTGATGAAGAAATTGTTAAAAATTTCATAGATGAATTTAATGACTCTGATGCGATATATGGAGAAGATGCAGGTGAGCAAGGCGAATTTGTATTTGCTGTGAAGAACAAGAAGATTATAAGCCAAATCTAAATATAACAAATTTGAAAAAGCTCTTGATATTGTCAAGGGCTTTTTTTATGTTTTATAAAACAAAATTATGATTCTTGCATTAGATGTATCAACAAGTTGTATCGGTTACGCTCTATTTAACGAGACTGGCGAAGAACTTATGGAATTGAACTACGTAAAGTTCGGAGCTAAATTAACTTTATTTGAAAAACTTAAGGAATTCAAAAAACAATTAAAATTTCTTGAAGGCAAAGATATACAATATATTGTTATTGAAGAGCCTTTGAAAAAGTTTGCAGGAAAATTCTCCAGTGCGAGTACAATTTCTATTCTTAACTTCTTCAACGGCATGATTAGTGCATCTGTTTATGAAACATTTGGAGTAGAGCCGATTCACTACAACGTAAATACTGCAAGAAAAACTGCATTCCCAGATTATAAGGCAAAACAGAAAAGTAATGAGAACAAACATCAAGTGTGGACTCTTGTTCGTGACCTTGAGCCTCATATTGTTTGGAAATACGGAACACGTAGTCATAAATTATCTGTAGAGAATTACGACATGGCAGATGCGTATACTATAGGAATATGTCATATAAATATTATGAATGCACAAAAAGCTTCACAAAAAGATGAGTAAAAAACTTTTTACATTAGATGAAATTAAATTAGCTTTACTAAAATGCCCCAAGCATGATGTTGAATTAATTGTGCCAGGTTGGATAGATGGAGATGTTGATTCTATTATAGAAACAATAGAAATTGATTCCTTTTTGCATCACTTAAATAAAAAAGAAGAATCTAAGCCCATATCCAGGTAAATCCTCCAGAAGTTTTTTGTTTACCTTTTAGACAATTATAAATACCAGTTCTATCTATTCCTGTTTTTTTTACAGCCTCTCTCGCTGACTTAAATCTATTAATCAATTTTCCATCTTTAGAAACTTGTAAAATTGGCTTAGAAAGTTTTTCGCTAACTTTGTCTCCAATTTCTGGACGTTTTTTACCAAGCCAAAACTTTACATTGTTTTTACTGACTTTTTTTCTGGTTTCTTCAGAATGCTTAAACCCTTTTGCATGTTGGTTGCTTATCATTGATTTTCTCATCTTCTCAACCGTTTTTGAGTTAAACATTGGGTTGCTTTTTTTCATAAACTCAGATGACATCCCCTTGCCACCATCTATACAGTTTGTTAACTCAATTCCCCAGGTTTTAAATTGTTCAATCCAATAATCCTCCCAAAATCCCCATTCATCATGATTCACCTCATCCAAAATTTCTATAACAGGCTTCAACTCTTTTGATAAAAGAGATTTAATCCAATTTGATTTGTGAGTGTTGCTTTTTTTAGATTCTGACAAGTGCCCATATAATCTAATTTTTGGTTCATTAATAGTTTTCCCTATGTACTTTACTTCTCCAGTTATTGGGTCCGATAATGTGTATATATATGCTTTCTTCATATTTGTAAATAGTTAGAAATTTAGATTATCGTGCGATGCGTATACTATCGGTAAATGCCACATAAATATTATGAATGAGCAGTTAAGTGATTAATTTTTTGCTAAATCCAACACTATTCTGTAAATTTGCAGAATGGATGGCAACAATGATTATACAATAGTTCAGATACTTAAAAATTTTTTAGGTAATCCAAAAGACGAAAACAATGCTTTGAGTAAGAAGCAGTGGCAGTTTAATTGTCCAGGTCCTACGTGTCGTCATGATGTCGATAAATTCAATCTCGAATACAACTCTGAAAAAAAAGCTTTTAAATGCTGGAAGTGTGAACCACGATATGCTGGCTATGTTCATAAGCTTGTAGACGACTATGGTTCTCAAGAGGATTATAGAAAGCTTAATGTAGTTTTTCCAAAAGAGAATATAAAAACTCTCCAAAATCAGAATAATAAAAAGATAAAGGTTGACCATGAGTTAATTACTTGTGAGTTACCAAAAGGTTATTTGCCTCTTGGGCAAAAGAGAAACTCAAGACTTTATCAACTTGCTTGGGATTATCTTACTGGTCATGAAAAAGGACAGAGGGCAGTTCCAAAATCATTCATTGATAAATATGAAATAGGTTATACCGAAAATGGTCCGAGAAAGTTTAGAATAATAATCCCCTCTAAAAATAAGTTTGGCAAATTTAATTACTACGAAGCGAGGTCATTTATTCCAGGTCCCAAAGAAATACCTTACATTAAACCATCTGGAGAAGAGGTTCACAAGAATGACATCATTTTCAATGAGTATTTCATAAACTGGGACTTGCCAGTTTTTCTTGTAGAGGGAGTGTTTGATATGTTTAGAATCCCCAATTCAATTCCAATACTTGGAAAGGAGATTTCTGAATTATTAACCAATGAATTATTAAAGCACAAGTGTGGGGTTGTTTTATGTCTCGACCCAGATGCTATTAAAAAAACTGTTGAAATTTATACACTACTTTCCTCTTTAGGTTTGGACGTTTTTTATGTAGATTTAACAGTGTACAAAAAAGATATTTCCGAGATATACGAAGACCATGGAAGAGAAGAGGTCGCAAAAGCGTTAAGCAATCTTCAGCGTCTTGATTTATCATTGGAGATACAAAAAAAATTGAAATAACAATATGAAGATAGCTCACTTAGCAGATATACAGATTAGGTTTGGAACAAGACATGAAGAGTACAGAAGTGTATTCGAAAGACTGAATGAAGACCTCGCAAATCAAAAGCCAGATAGAATTTATGTGGCAGGTGACCTTGTACACCAAAAAATTAACATGTCACCAGGGTCATTCAACTTGTTGGCTGAGTTCTTATTGAATCTGTCCAAAATTGCTCCTACAGATGTCATCCTTGGTAATCATGACCTTAACCTGCAACAACTGGAACAAGGGGATGCTATTTCTCCAATATTCCATCTTGCAAATATGATTGAGGATGGCGACAAAAAGAAAGCTTACATTGTTGACAACGACAACAAAGACTCAATAGATTATAACCAAAACGCTGTTTACTATTTTCCTGACTCAGGATTCTACAACATAGGCGATGAACTTGTGTATGGAATTTATTCTTGTAAGGATAATGAAATTCTAAGTTTAGAAAAAAAGGAGCCAGGAAAGAAATATATTGCAATGTACCATGGAACTGTTTACGGCTCCAGAGGAGACAATGGATACGAGATGCATGGAGATAACCTTATGAGACTGAGCACGTTCAATAATTTTGACATGGTAATGCTTGGAGACATCCACGAATACCAGGCATTTGACAGGTGGGAAGAAAAATTGATTGATGAAGATGAGCTTGAGGATTATGAGGCAAGCGGTTGGGAAATTTTAAAATAATAAAATTATGAAAATAGAAGGAGTTTTAGCTATTGCTAATAAAGAAAATTTGAATAGTAGAGTGTATTCTGCAGAATTGTTGAACGATATGGCAAAACAGTTTGAGGAGAAAAAACCAATGTTTGGTGAATTAGGTATGTCAAGTGAATCAATTGTGTCTCTCAAAAATGCTTCTCATAAAATTATCTCAACAAGAATTAAGAAGTCGAGACTTCCAAGAAAAAAGAAAAAACTTTTAAAGAAGCAGGGTCTATATGAAAATTGGAAAAATAATAATGGACCTATTTTATTTGGAACTATAGAGTTACTTGATACTAAAGCAGGGGAGTTAGCTAAAAAGATGTTTGAAGATAAAACTGCTGTTATACGTTCAAGAGGTGTTGGTAATGTTAACAATGGAGAAGTGCAAAATTATTCATTGATTTCTTTTGACATAATTCACAAAGATAATGACACCTTTAAAGGTTTAATATAATGTTAGAAGTAAATAAAACACATCTTGGTGACTGTTTAGAATTAATGTGTAAAATTCCAGACCAAAGTATTGATATGATTCTTTGTGACTTGCCATATGGAACTACAAATTGTAAATGGGATAGTGTAATTCCATTAAATGATTTTATAGTTTTTCATGGTATAAATAAAAGCAAGCCATTATCATATGAAGAATGGTTAATTTATTCTTTAAAAAAAGAAATAGATTTAAAAACTGCAAATAAAACTTGGAATTAAACCCATCAAAAAGGACTATGGAGTCATTATGAAAGAATTATAAAAAATAATGGTGCAATATTATTATTTGCTCAAACTCCATTTGACAAAGTTCTTGGGAATAGTAATTTGAAAATGTTAAGATATGAATGGATATGGGAAAAAACTTCCGCAACGGGTCACTTAAATGCTAAAAAAATGCCTATGAAAGCGCATGAAAACATACTTGTATTTTATAAAAAACTACCAACATATAACCCTCAAAAAACCAGTGGTCATAAACCAGTAAATAGTTATACAAAAAGTATAAAAAATGGAACTGCTGATGGTGAAATATATGGAAAAACTGGCGTTGTTAGTGGAGGTGGAAATACTGATAGATACCCAAGAAGCGTTCAAACATTTTCAAGCGATAAACAGACTTCTAAATTACATCCAACTCAAAAACCCTTATCATTATGTGAATATTTAGTTAGAACATATACTAATGAGGGGGATTTAGTTTTAGATAATACCGCTGGCAGCGGCACAACTGGATTGGCTTGTAAAAATTTAAAAAGAAACTATATAATGATAGAAAATGATGAAGAAATATTCTTAGATTGTAAAAAAAGATTAGGAGAAAATTAATTTTTAGTTTTTGTTGGTATTTATAATTGATAATCCAACAAAACTAAAGAGAAATGAATGAATGTAAAACTTGTAAGAAAAAAACCAAAAACAAAGTATACTGCTCAACAGAGTGTCAACACGAAGGGTACAGAGAGAAAAAGTCCAAGAGAATAAAAGCCAACTGCGTCTTCTGCGGAAGTGAATTTGAGGACACGGAATATAGAATTAATACCATAGGAAAAAAGTATTGCTACAGGAAGTGCAAGGACACACACCAAAAGGAGCTATACGAAGGAGTCGGGAATCCATCCTATGGACAAGAGCACTCTAATGAGTGGAAGCAGTGGCAGTCTGAGAGAGTTGCTGAATTGTGGAAGAGTGAGGAACATAGGCAAAAAGTAAAAGAAGGACAAGAGAGATTTAAAGAAGAGAGTGGTCACTGGTGTGGAACTGATGAGGATTCTAAAAATAAGAGAAAGGAAACTTTTTTAGAGAATTATGGAGTTGACCATGGATGGAAAGATGAAGAAATTAGAAAAAAGTGTGAAGAAACTAATTTGAAGTTATATGGCAAAACTTCTTTTGACTTAATGATAGAAGCTTTTAAGAAAACTGGAGGGACAAGTATAGAAAACAAAATAGGTGAAATACTCAAAATTAATGATATAGAATTTGAGAAATCATTTTATGTATATTTTGATGAAAAGAAACATAAAATTTATGATTTCTATTTATCAAAATTTAATTTATTAATTGAAGCAGATGGAATTTATTGGCATGGACATCCAGAGTTTTTTGAAATACTTAACGAAACTCAAATTGCAAATGTTGAAAATGATAAATTTAAAAATAAACTTGCCAAAGAAAAGAGTTATAATTTAATTAGATTTTGGGGTAATGAGATACGAGAAAAAGATTTTGAAACCAAATTGTTAAAAGAAATAAATAGATGGGAAAAAAGATTAGAATAAGGAGAAAATCTCCAACCGCAGCTTTTAGTGGAAGTTTAATTCAACAAAACTTTGGCGAGTCAATCGACAAGGGGTATCTCATGTGGAATACAGATGACAACACTCATGAGAGAAAATTCATTCTTAATGACTATGGATTTGCTAAAGTTGATATTTCACGAGGAGAAGATTTCGAAGAGAGAATTGAATTCATAAAATTCAGTAACAACAAAAGGAAGACAAAGGTTTACATCACTTGGGAAGATTATGAAGAGAACTATTCCATTGAGAAAGAGAATCAAATCAAGAGGCTTGTAAAAGATAAGTACAAGTGCGAAAGTGTAAGAGTCGAATTCAGGGAGATAAGAAGGGATATTGCAAACATTGGAGAAGAAGAAGATTTTGATTACTTCAGTTTTGAAGATATGTTTGAAGAGTGGGTTGTTGAATCTAAGGCAGATGTAGACAAAGACCTTATGAAAGAGCTTTTGGATTTCTCCAGAGAAGTTGATACTACTCTTGAGATTGATGAAACCCAACTCAATTTAATTGATGATTGGGATTTAAACAAAATCGAGATAAGCAATGTTCTGTCTTTTGACAAGAAGCCTCTTGTAATCGACTTTGACCAAATTAGAGGTCTTACAGGTATTTTCGGAAAAAACTTTAATGGTAAGTCGAATGTAATCAAAGCTATCGTCTGGGGTCTTTACAAGGAGATTATAGGAGGAAATCAAAGTAGTGCTAAGTATCTTGTAAACATATACACAGATTCCAATACTGGATATGTTAAGCTTTTCCTAACCATAAACGGAGAAAGCTATAGAATACATAGGCAAATCACCAATAGTGGTGGTAAAAATACTTTTAAGACAAAATATGAAAAATTAGTCAAAGAGTATGATGACGATGGTGTTGTCATTGGGGAAAGTTGGACTGATAAAATATCTGATAGAAAAACTGCAGAGCAAAAAGAAGTTCAACAACTTGTTAAGGATGCGATTGGTACTTATGAAGATTTTACTAAGACATCACTTCAAGCTCAAGGTGGTGCTGGAGATTATATTAGCCAACAACAACAGCCTAAGAATAATCTAATCAGTAGATTCTTCGGGTTGGAAACTTACAAGATTAGACATGACTATGCTAAAGATTTCTTTAACGATGTCAAAAGGAAACAAAAAGACCTTGGGAACGCTATTGAGATAGAGGATAAAATAAAGGACATTGATGGCGAGATTAGTGATAAAAATAAAGAGCTCGACTCCTTCAATGAGGAGAAGAATATATTTGAAGCTAAGTACAGCGATGTGAGTGATGACATTCTTGAGCTTACAAAAAAGTTAGAGAAAGTAGAGGACCCTGGAATAAAAAACACAGAAGATTCTGAGCGTGAAATCGTATATCTTGAAAATGCAGTAAAAGTAAATGAAGAAATCGTCACGATGACAGAAGAGTGGTTGGCGAGTAACTTCAAAAAAGAACTTCCTTTTAAGGAGGGAGAAACTGTGAATATCTTACAAGTAAAGTTGAATGCAGAAAACTCTACAATAAAATCTGCAGAAACCACTCTTGAGACTATGAGTAATTGGGTCAAAGAGAATCCTGAGAAAAAAGAGATTGATATTGATGGGTATGCTGAATCTATTGGTGACCTAAAGGAAAAAATTACCACATTAAAAAGCAGGCTACCTACCTACCAAGGAAAGAGTTGCCCTACGTGTGGTAATGTTGAGCAAAAGGCTGACCCAGACAAGGAAGAAATCTGTCTTGAAGACATCAGAATTAATAAAGAGCTTATTGCTCACAAGGAAAAGAAAGTAAAAGATGCTGAAGAAGTTGTTTCTCATAATAACAAAGTAGCGACAACAAAAGAGAGAATAGCCTTGGCCGAACAATCAATTTCGGTTAAAAAAGATTCTGCAAAACTGATTCAAGACAAAATAGACTTAATCAACAACTCAAAAGACATTGTTGAACATAACGATAAAGTGGAGAGTCAGACAAAAATCCTTAAAAGCAAAAAATCCTTAATTGATAATGACAAAGAAAAGATTAAAGTGCTTAACGATAAAATAGCTAAGTTTGAAGCTAATAAGGATAAAATAAAAAACAACGAGAAGACCCAGGGTGAAATCGACTCTAAAGTTGAATTGAACAAGACTTATAAATTAGCTATATTCAATTTAGACAAGAGTATCAATAAAGCTTTTGGAGAAGTTAAGGTATTTGAGAATAATAAAGAAAACTTCGGAGATAAACTGAAGGACATTAAAAACTCTGAGAAGTTATTTAAAAAATACTCTATCTACCTTCAAGCGGTTCATAGAGATGGAATACCAGCTTCTATAATTAGAAAAAAGTTGCCAATTATTAATGGTAAGATTAACTCTATTCTACAAGAGGTAGTAGACTTCAAAATAGAGCTTGAGATTCTTGCTAATGGAGATATTGTGGAAACTTTCTTCTTTAGTGAAGATAAGTGTGACTCTCTTCCTCTTGCCTCTGCGTCTGGAAGTCAAAAGTTTATTGCATCAATTGTAATAACTGAAGCTTTGAGACATATGAGTAGACTTACAAAGCCGTCTATCAGAATTATTGATGAAGGATTTGGAACACTTGATGACGAGCTTACAATTGGAATTGTTAATATTTTGAATTATTTACGTAATAAGTACAAAAATGTATTGATTATTACTCATAGAAACGAGATTAAGGATTTTGCAGATAGCATAATTGAGGTCGTTAAGATACCAGGCAACTTGAGCCAAGAAGTTCTTGACAACAACCCTAAAGCTGGAGTTTCTGAAGTTACTATAACATAATGGCAAAAGAAGAAAATAAACCAGAAGAAAGAGAGAAGTCTATTGATGAACTTGCACGAGAAGCTATGGCAGCCATTAGGAAGTCAGAGATGAACGAAAAAAGGAAATCAGAAGAAGAGGCTAAGAAAGAGCTTCAACTCAAGGAGGAGGCTTTAAAGAACGAAATCAAACAGAAGATTAAGCGCAAACTTAGAAGGCTTGAGAAAGAAGAGGCTAAAAAGCCAAAAGTTGATGAGGTTGATACCAGTCACATGGTTCACTGGTCAAATCCAGACGGTAGAGGTATTAATTATATTGGAGAATACGAAGAAAATCCTTTGTTTAGAATTAGCCGTGGAATGAACTTGTTTCATATGAAGGTTACAAGCAAAGATGTTTTGTGTGAGGAATGGAGAAAAAATTCTCATACATCTATAAATCTCATCACCCTCAAAGAAAAAGCTGACAAAATTCTAAAAGAATCAAACAAAGAGAAAGAGAGAATTAAAAAACAAAAAGAGGAAGCTAAAAAAATTATTGAAGAATCTAAGGGGCAGAATCTTTCGGAAGAATAGGTTTGTGGCCTTCTGGTAATTCGTGTTCTTTGGGAAATAATGTAAATCCTTTCTTTTTTCCTATTTTCTCAATAGCTATGATTCCAAGACTTGAGCCAGGTACTAATTGAAGGCTAAGAAGGCCAGCGGCCTTTCCAAGGTCTGCTCCCTGGTTTTTAAGAAACTTTATCTCTTCTTTGCTTACGCTACTTTCGTCTTTAATTAATTTTCTAAGTATTTTTGCGGCAACAACAGTTTCTTTAGACTCCCTTCTGAAGGCTCTATTAAACTTTATAATAAGTATTCGAATTCTCTTTACTCTGTATCGAATTAAGATTTTTATTCTTTTCATATGTCAATTATACGAAAATTATCTAAAGAAGTTCCTAATGTTCTTCTTTTTTTCTTGAATTGGCTGGTCCTCGTATCCCATTTGCTCAATATCCTTGTTAAACTGACTCTGCGCCTTTTTTTGTTGTTGAGGTTCTGGTTGTTGCGGCTTAATCTCTGGCTTAGCTTCAAGTTCTGAATTTTTAGACTGAGCAACAAGGCTATCTTGATACGCTTTTGCTACGCTTGGGCTATACACAGCATATTTTGAAGACATCGCTTTGTCATTAGGATTATATCCAGGAATGTCATCACTAAAGAATCTATCTGTAAACCACATAGACCTCACATTTTCTCCTCTAAATAATCTCCAAGCATTGATTCCATCTCTTTCAGCTTCGACTTCCGCACTTCTAACACCCGTCTCTCTGGCTGCTTTTTCTGATTGACCCGTAATATGAAGCCCTCTTATTACTAAATTACCATTTTTGTCAGTACCCATTGCAACTGGATGAATAATCCTTGATTTTGCTACTGGCATTCTTGTTTTATCGTTGTTTGTCTGGAAGTTCATCCCAACCTCACGACCTTGAAGAATAGCCTGTTTCATCAACTCCCTATTAAAAGGAACTCGTTCATTGCTCTTGGCCATAACTTTAGTTTTTTCTTCTGCAGAAATTTCTAAAATTAGAGTCTCAGAAAGTATTTCTCGAATTACCCCCCTTATATATGATTCAGTTAATTTTGACATTTTTCAATAAAATCTTCTAAATTTTTGATTTTTAGATGTTTTTTTCTTCTATTTAGTAAAACCCGCTATAAAAAAATGAATAAAGATTCAAACTATACAGCGCTTAATACTAAATATGCTAATAAAATTCATATTTCGTTCAGTGAGTTCAATCTGTTTAATCAATGTGGACATAGACATCTGGTTGAAAAGCATCTGAAGTTAACAGAGCAAGTGATGACTGTGCATTTGTTTTTCGGTAACGCCATACATGCTGCACTTGAAAAAACTTTAAAAGAAGCGGTTGGTCTAAAGAGGAGGGTTGATTTTTTTAAGAGAACTTTTACAAAAGACATGCTTGACCACATGAAGGATGAACCAGGCTTTCAGCAAGAACTTAAAGAGTTTTTGCAACAAGGAGAAGATTTGCTAAATGTTTTATCAGTTGAGGACATTTTTAAGAAATACAAAATAGTCTCAGTTGAAGAACCTTTGTTTGAGCACGTATACGGAGAGTTCTACTTTAAAGGGTTTATAGACCTTGTGGTTCAAGATAGAGACACTGGTAGGTACGTTATAATCGACTGGAAGACATCTGGACAAAAATGGAACATTAAAAAGAAAATGACTGATGAGGCTTTTCTTGCTCAAATGAGATTTTACAAATACTTCTGGGCAAGAAAGAATGAAATCAATCTTGATGACATAGGTTGTGAGTATATTGTTTTGAACAGGCTTAAGAATAAAAAGAAGCCTGAATCTGGAACTGGAGGAATTCAGTACGTAGAAGTGGACTCAACTAAAGATGAAATTTACGAATCTCTTGAAAAACTGGCAGAAACAGTTGAGAGCATTCATATTAATAAAAAGTTTCCAAAAATAAAGCATACAGGAAACGAATTTCTCGGATGTATGTTTTGCAAATTCAAAGGTGGAAGACACCCTCTTTGTAATAATAACAAAAATCAAGACAGACAATTACTGTCTGAAAACAAATAACAAATAGAAATAATGGGAAAACAAAAACTAATCGACAGCATTAAGAAAAATGCACAAAGACAAATCGAATCTGAAATTCAAGCATCGGTTGTAAAAGAAATGTATGGCACTTCTAAGAAGGCTATTAAAAAACTTAAGAAGCAAATTTTAAAAGAGCTTCAGCAAGACATGTTTGCAATTGATTCTAAGAAGAAAAGTAAAAAGTCAAAAACATCTGAGGTAAAAGAAACTTACGTACACACTAACACAGTAGATGTAGAGGAAATCGCAAAAGACTCTCCCAAGAAAGAGGAGACCAAAAAAGAAGAACTTCCAGGAAACCTTCCTTATGTACCAGGCAGAATATTCGAATATGGAGGGTTCAAATTTGATGTTGACAAAATGAGCAGATTCGTAATTGGAAAAAACAAAGAAGACATTAATGTGGTTAAAAAGAAAACAAAAACTCCATTAGACCAAATCAACGAACTATATGAGGGTAAAGTTGCGCCAAAAACTGATGCTAAAAAAGACAGCACTTCTCCTAACTTAATCAAAGGAGTCCAGCCTGGAGTTGAAGATTTAATTAATAAAATAAAGAGCGGTAGCAATAAAGATTTTATTAACAAGCATATTTCTAAGCCAGCTCCAGCAACTGGGAGTCCGATTAGCTCATTTACCCAAGGGTTTAATTTAAGGCCAGGAATTTCATTCCCTACAGTGGTCCCTGCAACAAAGAATCTTATAAAGACAACTGCACCAAAATTAACTCCAGCAAGAAAGGAAGAGGTTGAATTTTTCGTTGGAAAACTTAAAGAAGGGATTGACAATCTTGGAAAGGGAGAAAAAAACATCAACTATAGAAAGAAAGTTCTTTCGCAAAAGGCGAACATTAGCCCAAACAGCGAAATCTATGTGTTTACATACGAAAAGTTAATGAAGAGCGCTGATGACTTCAGTCTTAGTTTTGAGTTAGACTTTGACATTTATACTTATGGTGCAAATGTTGTTAGATTTGACTTTAATATCGGAGGCTTAAAATTTGATAACTCATTTGTTGAGGTTCTTGACATAGCTAAAGTTCTTGATGCTGTAGGAATGAATCTTTCTTCTTATATTGAAGAAATTGAAGAAATCAATAACAGCACTCCTAAAAACAAAAAAGGAATTCTTGAGAGAGGAGCTGACAAGTTCACACACCAACTCTTAATTAAGAAAGAGGAGCCTAAAATATTTGTAATTAGACCAAACACTAAGGTTGAGACTTTTATTGATGATACTAAAATTGTTAAAACACTTAACAACAATGAAATCTTCAAGATGAAAGACTTGAAAAGGTATGAGGATTTCTCTGAAATAAAAGGAATTGGAGAAAAGAGTGCTAAAAAGATTACTGATAGCATCAACGATTATTTACTATTAAAACAACAATAATATGGCGTACTACACGAAACAAGATGTGCTTAATTATGTAAGTGAGAATCTAAAAGAAATCGAAGCCAAAGGATTGAGAATACTTAATCCTGAAGCTGAGGTTATAAAAAGGATAAACGATGAAGAAGATATGGTTGGATTCTTCTGGATTGACTTCAAAGAAGGAGAGACTGATGGTGAAAAGATTAAGATGGAAGGGAAGTCTTGGTACAAGATAGACACAGACATCTATACTGACGACAGATTTGCGATTGACCTATATCAAGCTATGATTAATGAGATAACTGTTTCTGATGTCATAAGAAAGAGAAGACAAGATATGGAGATTGCTAAGCATGGTCTTATAGATGCTCAGAATTTAGAAGAAAAAGTTAAAGAAAATATCAAGCAAGATGGAGTTGAATGAATTAGAAAAGTTGAGAGACTACAATGAACTCGATTTGTTACACAAAATAATCGAAGTAGCTGAGAAAAGCAAAAAGAGAGTGGAGCAAAACCTTAGAGGAAATAAAACTGCTGGAGTAGACGTAAGACATGCCATGCAAGACGTGCGTCTCTTAGCTGAGATAGTTCGTGAAAACGTTCAAATGAAAAAAGGCACAAAACAAACTGCTATCGGTGAATACAAAGGTGAAGTTATTTCTTTGACAAAACTGGAGAAGGCTATTGTTGACAAAAAAGAGAGCATCCGAAAAGAAGAAGTCTACATTAAGAGAACAGAAAACTTAAGGAAAAAGAAGAGAAAAGAGAAGATTCAATAAGGCGAGTTTTGACTTGATTAACTCATTCAAAATTCTTACATTTAGTAATGGCAAAAAAGAAAGAAATAACTCCAGTCAGAATTAGAAAGCTGAGAACAAATTACGAACTTAGGTATGATTACCTCAAGGTTCTTACTACGTACATCAAAACACTCCCTAAAGAACATAGAGATATTAGGGTTGATAATGTTTTGGATGTAAATGGTGGCACCAGAGATGAGTGGGTGAGA